GATCCACTCATCATCTTTAACAGAGATAGTAACTGAAGGTTTATGCTCACACCAATGGCGCTGATATACTAGCCAGTTTTCTAACTGTTCTATAGCTGTCATATCATTACGGGTGATAGCACCTTTAGGAGCTTTAATAGGGAAGGAAAAGACTGCAGTAGTATCAGGTCTAAACTGTTCATCTTCAACCTGGATACCCTGTTCTGTTAAGAACTGAGTAATACTATCTTTCTTATCCATACGGATTGTTCTTATATAGTAGTCGTTATGGCGAGCATGTATGCCGCTAGCACTATTACACAACTGAGAAACAGTCCCAGAAGGTTTAACACACGTAATACTTTTACTTCTTGGGATGTCAAGTTGGTCTGCGTATTTATGATTGGTTCTTCTAGCATAGTCTCGTAACCTCTCTAGTAGTTTAGGGTCTGGATGTGATGTAATCTTTGCATCCATTATACCTGTTAATGAAACTCCAAGGAGTCTTTCTTCTGCTGTGTTCTTAATCCATTCTGCTGATAAGAACTGGAAGTGTGTAAGGTTAGATTGTAATGTACCTAGGATAGTAGCTAATCTAATCTTATTTTTTAATGAATCTTCTGTATCACCTTGTCTTACTACGACTTCAGTTAGATTACAGAACTGTTTATCACGAAGGATAATCTCTGAACATGGGTTAGTACCATACGATAAGTCTTTATCTCTACCTTGTTTAGCTGCTTGATTCTGTGCAGCAACTCTATTAAAGATACCACGTTCACCTGACTTAGACTTAACTAGGGATACCCATTCTTCCATATATGTTTCCATATCAGGTTTTTCAGTATAAGCTACAGAGTTATTAGCGAGACCACGCCATGCAAAATCATTGTACCAGGCACCCATTTTAGCCTCTCTCATGCGTTTATCTGTTAGATTAGATAGTGAGATGAGGGCAGAACGTCTAACGCCACCAACGACTACAATTTCTCCTACCATACAAATAACATCATGGACTTCTAATGAGGTTAACTTGCGCCCTTTAGCATGTTCAAACGTTTCTGTAACAAACTTAAACAACCTTTCTAATGGTTCTGGACCACTAGCACGACCTCCAAAGGTCTTAAGTCTTGCCCCTGCAGGTCTTACTTGGCTGTAATCTACTGTAGGAATATCCCCTTCCCATAGACTAGATAACAGCTTCTTAAAGGCTTTAGCCCATCCTAACTTACTATCACCAACCACAATAACATCATCTAACTTTGTTAAGGTATCAGGTATAGCTGGAAGCTTAGATATTTCTTGACGTTCACAACTAAAGCCAACCCCGGTACCGTTCATTAAAATGTATAGGCACTCACTAAAAGCTCTTTTATTATTGATAGCAAGATAAGAGCAGTTATAAGCTGCAATGTTATCTCTTTCACATGCTTCTCCTGCTGACATCATTAGCCGCATAGAGGGCATAATCTCTAGATTAAGCACAGCTTGCTTGATGTCCTTAAATTCTTTATCAAGTCCTGGTGTTTTAGATTGAAGGTATGTAACCATTCTATCTACTGTCTCTTCCCAAGTCTCTCTTCTATTTAGTTCTGGTATGTAACGTGCATATCTACTTGCCGCTATCGTCTTCTGATAACTATCCAATTGCTTGTCTCCTAATCTGTTTGGTTAAATAATTCTATCTGTCCATCGTCTAAGTCTTCTGACAACTCTTCAAAGTTATCATCAATCTTATCTTGGAACTTAGCTACAATATCTTCTGAAGAAATTTCTAGTACTTCGAGTAATGTAACCTCATCTAGTTTCTCAAGATTATCGCATACGTCTTTGAATGTAAACGCCATATCTATGACCGACCTTTCGTCTTACTAATTAGTTTCTTTACTTCTTTATCTTTACGAAAGATTTTATCGTAGTTATCTTCGTACTCTTTAGAGTTCTTACGACTCTTTAATAGTGCACCAGTGATTTCATAATCACTTGTATTATTCGGCATCATCATCCTTTATAAATAATTGTCTAGTATCTACGCCAACAAATCCACATGATTGTGATTCTTTGATTGTATCAAAATCAAAAGGACTAGGGTCTACATGATTCTTTGGTATCATGCTGTATTCTTTTAATAGGCAGCTTGCTGCCTTATATTGATTACAGTGTTCATCATAGTAAACCATTGCTGAAGGGCAGTCATTAAAATACCCAACAAACTCTAGGTCATTATAATCACCACTAAGTGATACTGTTAGTATAAATAATCCTTCAGCCAGCATTTTTAAATTTCTCTATTTCCTTTAATAGTTCTATGTAATGAATGGCTTTATCTAAATCTTGTATACCATTCTTCTCTCTCCAACGTACGAGATACTTAATAACATTACCTTCTATATAAGGTATGTTATTCTTTTCTATAAACTCTATGGGTTGTATCGCATATTGTTTATAATGATTACCACCTATCTGTTCTTCAGAAGCTATACTCATATTAATATTATAGCATATATGGTACTAAAAGTCAATACTTATTTGTACTTTCTTTTAAGATAATGTAAAGGTATAGCACACTCATCGAATGAACCATTGTCTACATTATGTAACATATATAACCCTCTCCAATGTTGATTAGTTTGCACTGATAAATAATCTTCATCATGCATATAACAACTACCACTAATGATAGCAGTCATCTGTTTACCTGTCGCATCTTGCCCATAAGCAATTGAATGACCTTGCTGATGACCTGCAACACAACTCATATGTTTCTTACTTATTAAAGCGTTGGCAGAAGTAACTGGTCTACCCATGACACCACTAGCAAAGTAGTGAGAGTAAGCCACGCCATCAATACTAACAACGTCCAGAAAATCAGCAACATCCCAACCAGCCTTCTCATATTCTAAATCCTCAAATGATATAAGACCATCTAATTTTCTATCATATTCAATAGCAGTCTTAATGCGTTGTTCATGGTTACCCATAGTGAGCACCATCTTAGGTTTATATTGTTTCTTCTTAGCTTTAAGCAAACGTTTATTTAACGCACGCATAGGAGCTAACAGTGTATCCATACCTTTAATCGCAGCACGTATGTCTGCTTTGTATGTTCTTCCTTCAAATGATTTCTTACCTGTATCATAGCTAGATAAACTAGGCATGTCAGCAAAATCACCAATCATTACGATAACTTCAGGTTGTTTGTCTACGATATACTTACCTATCCAAGACAAATAAGCCAGACTAATGCCTGGCTTTACCTGCGTATCTCCAATTACGAGATGCTTTTTCATTAGTGTTGAGTCTCCAATGGAAGGTCAACCTCTTGAGAATATTCCTCATCTATGGCTGCCTTAATTATACCCTCACGCATGAGAGCTTTGATGGCATAGGACAATAAAAATTCACTCTCTCTCTTATCTACCTTGAAATCAAAATCATTACTACCATCACTATTTTCTACTAAGTTTGAGATAATCATCTATCCAATTTCTCCTAAAGTCTAACCACATGAACCCTTCTTTCTCAGCCCACATAGCATATGTTGTTTTACTTCGCTTTGTTATTTTGTTATCAGGATTCATAAACAAAAATATTATTGTAATCCTTGGATGCATATCCTTAAACCAAACCATCTTCTGTCTAGTAGCTAAGTCTAACTTACCTTTAGCTTCGATGTATACACCATTTGCAACCTTAAAGTCTGGCGTGTACTTACGCTCCTTCGCAGGCTGCTTATATGGTATTGCATCTGGCTCATACTTAACTCTTGGGATATGTTTCTTTAGTATCTTCCAAGCCTTAACTTCAAGTCCTGATTTAAATGTAGGCATTAAATCTGTCTCTCCATACATCTCCTTCATGTCTCATTATCCATAAGACACTAGCATTCATTATGAACTCCTCGTCATTGCCATACGCTTCACGCACTGCGTTAAACATTGCTTGTTCTGTATGACAATTTTCTAGGAGAACCTGAGCTTTTTTAGGTCCTATACCTTCTATACCTTTGATGTTGTCTGAAGTATCACCTTTTAGACATTGTTCAAAGAATAGTTTCATACCACCTATCTCAGTCTGCTCTGTAAACTTATCAGGTTTAGTCCAACCTTTACCTTTAATTTCCCATGAGAAATGTTTCCCTGGTACCATCAACAAATCTTTATCTAAACTTACAATCATAGTATCATCTGTTTGATTAATACCTAAAGCATCATCTGCCTCCAGTGTATCTGGAGCCATCTCTGCACCCATCTTTTCTAAAGCATATTCTCTTAATGCGTTTAGATGAATAGGTTTAGGTGCAGTACGATTAGCTTTGTACTCAGGATAAATAGTTTTTCTAAAGTTATCTGGTCCAGTCAGGTACGCCTTATACTCAGTAGCACCTGTCTTTGT